AAAGCGAAAAAATAAATATAAATATCACGAACCTAAAAACGATTAAAATGGTAAACAAAGTAACGCTGATCGGTCGCATCGGCAACATTGATGTGAAGGATACAAAGAGCGGAGATAAGCTCACAAACCTATCCTTGGCAACATCTGAATCTTATAAGGATAAGAATGGCGAATGGCAAGAGAAAACCGAATGGCATCGCTGCACTATCTTCAAAGAATTTAAGGCTGATAAAGGAGATTTGTGCTATCTTGAAGGTAAGATTACGTACCGGGAACATGAAGGAAAGTATTACACCGATATCATTGCCTCATATGTTCGTAAAATCAATTCTAAGGGAGAAAAGATAGTCGAACAGGATGAAGTTCAAAACAGCTTACCAAGTCCTACAGGAGCGCAAATGGTGGCGATGAAAGTAAAGGTAAGGAAAGGAGAACTTACGCTATCTCAGATTCGAGAAAAGTTTAACCTAACAACCGAAGAACTCGCAGTATTGAACGCAGAAGTTCCCGAAGATGATGGTGAGTTACCATTCTAAAAAATTAGAGCATCCGATTAAGATGCTCTTTTTTTATATTGTGCCTATCAGAGTAACTTTTAATCCCTTGGCGGTGCCATCACCGACCTGGTCTATGTCGATAGTTATCTCAGCATCATCTGTAAGACTTGAAGTGACTATGGTAGCAGGAGTAGCTGCTGTTACTGATGTCTTTTCGGTGTTATCTATAGTCAGTTTTGTTCCCAGGATAGATGAACCACTTTGGTTGACATCTACAGTAAAAATACTACCACTTGTCTGTGCTATACCTAAGCTCGCACGAACTGCTGTTAGTGTAAAAGCAAAAGGCATTCTGAATATTATCTTACTTGTGCCTGTAGTTAGTGCTGTAGTCTCATCGCTAACTGCGAGTTGTATAACTTGTTTATAGGTTAGTCCTGTGATGCTTCCGACATTCAGAATGTCCTGTCCATTCATATCGATATCATATGCTCCTGCATTGTTACCTGAAGCCAAGACAACTGCCAAAGTATCTGCTCCTGTAGTCACATCGAAGAACAAGCATAGTTTTTCAAGGGTATCTTGATAATCGCTGCCCCAAGCAGAACCTGATGAGTCTTGTACTTCGCCCCAATCTCTAATTTGAGCGATAACATTCATAGTACGGATGTCTAAGAACTGAAAACCGACATTAGGAGATTGAAAAGGATAGATACGAATAGCACCTTTTGGTACTGCTTGCATCAATCCGTAGTCAGGGTCGGTAAAAATTACCATATTCCCTGATGCATATATCTTGAGAGTCTTATTTATCATCTTTGTTTTCTACTTTTTTCTGCTGTACCTTTCCATAAAGAAGCGTTCCGGTAAATGCTGCTATTGAAGTTAGGAATATTGACATTCCCGACCAGTCCAATGTGCTGCATTTAACAGCGTGAATGATTATGTAAACCAAAACACCTACGCACAGTAAGCACACACACAAAGTACCCAGGAACAGAGTTACTCGCATTGAGCTTACATCTGTGCTTTCTTTTAAGAAGTTGAACATATTAGTGTGATTTTTCAAGTTTCTCGACAAGATTTAGAAGCTTTTTCATCATCGAAGTGTTGTTTTCGATTACGTGATTGTTTGATGCAACAGTTTCGAGTAGCTTACTACGATCTTCTGTCAGATAATCTTCAAGTCTTTTTTCAAGTTCCAGTATTCTTGCTTCGTTCTTCTTATGCCAAATAAAGAATTGCTTACCCATAAAGTAAATCAAGGCAATCATCAGTATGGCAAAAATGCCTAATACCCCATAGTTTGCGAGTTGATTTAAAAAGCCGGGGACTGCTTCCTGGAATAATAGTGTGCTCATTAGTCTATTGGGGGGAATGGTGGCGATGGTTTTGGCTTATAGTCTATCAAAGGTAAGGTTTTTACCCACATAAATTCAGGATTTACGCAAAATTCCATTTCCTCAACTGAAATTATCCAATCGTCATTTGCATCCTGTATTGGGTTAAAATAGCTGTCATCGTCATAAAGCTGACCGACAAGCTCATTCTTTTGCGATTCTGTTAATAGTCCTACTTGTGTCATACATTTCTGGTTAACGTAGTGTTGAAATTTTGTACCGCAGTATAGAAATTTGCAGCTTCGGTATCTGTTAAACCATCACCAATAGATGCAAATGCGCATTGTCTTGATGAATATAATCCAGAATTTGGAAAACCATTTACATTTAAATTTCCAATAAACATATTTAAACTTGGTCTTGTACCTGCTGCACTTGTTTGTGTTACAGTTTTTACTAAATTTCTAAAACCGTTCATTGTTGTTCCGCTACGATTAGCAATATAAAAAGCTGCTCCATTAGTATCTACAAATGTTAATGGTGAACCTGTATTTACATTATAATAAGTTTGGTTAGAGAAATCACTTCTTCTCACATACAATTGTATTACAATTGAACCATCAAAAACACCCATTTCAGCACTAACATTTGCGCCTGCTGAAATTCTATTATAAAAAGAAATATGAGTGCTTGTATTTACAGCATAATTAGTAGACATATTTAGTTTAGTGTCGCAATAACCATTAACTCCACCAAATAAAATTCCATTTGAACTATGTGTCATACCACCGCTAAACACCAACCTAAAAGCAGCATCCAAATCACGTGGGTCTTTCAAATTCCATTTATGAGTGCTTGCCGTACCTCCCACAAATGGATATATAGCTTTCATCTTTGTCCAAATACCATAGCCTTTCATATCAAGTACTAAGGTATTGATAGCAGTCTTTTGAGTGTTATCTGTAATGCCTGCAGCTGTAATGAAAGCCTGCGCATCAGGGTCATAAGCAACCCCAAAAGAATAAGGATTTATTATCATCTTGTTCCGATTAAAGTAATTTTAAGACCTTTTGCAGTACCATCTCCGATTTGGTCAATATCAATTGTTATTTCGGCATCGTCTGTAAGCGCAGATGTTGTTATCGTTGCAGCTGTTGCAGCCGTTGTGCTTGTTTTTTCTGTATTGTCAATGGTCAATTTTGTACCTAAAACAGATGAACCGCCTTGATTTATGTCAACAGTAAAAATAGAACCCGAAGCCTGAGCCGTTGTTAAACTTGCCCTAACTGAAGTCAATGTCATTGCGTGAGGCATCCTAAAGGTTACCTTTGCAGTTCCAGTTGTTAAAGCTGTTGTTTCATCGGAGGCAGCTAATTGTATCTCAACTGGCTGTTTTGTGTTCTTCCAAAGCTGAGTAGCACTTTCATAAGTAAGCACATCTCTATTTGCAAGTGTCAAAGGATTTATGCTTACATTATGCAACTCATCAAGCTCATATCCGTTATCAATTTTTACGTAAATCTTACCATTGATAGCGTGAGCATATTCGACATAACCAATGCGAACTTCATGAATCGGTGCAGTTGGTTTTACGTTTGTTATCGCTCCGAAAGTAGTACCGCTTAAATAAAGCGAATCACCATCCGCCCAAGTTTCCCCCTGCAAACTTCCAGTCGTATTGATATTAGTAACTTGACCAACCGAGCAGATAAAACCTTCCTGATTGCCTGCAATATTTTCGCAAACGATACCCAAAGTACCTGCGCTATTTGCATCATTATCAGCTCTTGCAAGTTTAACTGAAAGTCTTTGACCTGTTGCGCCTGCGACAATCACAACTTGATAGCCTGCCTTTGTAAGATTTACTAAAGGCGTTGTTTTATTTACTACCCTTGTATGAAGATGCTGACCCAAATTTGATATAGTGTTGCCACCTTTAAGACCTAAGTTCAAAGTTCCTAAAGAATCATTCCAAGCCAATTGACCTACGCCCGCCGTGTCGGTTGTCGCAAGGTTAAAATCAATCTTATCAGTATTAAGTAAATCATTATTATTTAAGTCAATATTAAAAGCACCAGCAGAATTTCCAATGCCTAAAACCGTTGCTAAATCTGATGCACCTCCACCGCCTAAATCAAAAAAAAAAGCAGCTAAGGCAGTAAATACAGCAGTTTGATCTGCACCATAAGGAGCATCTGCACTATCGAGTACATCATCGTATTCAGCTACAAAAGCAATAACATCACCTGTGAGAATATTCTCAAATAAAAAACCACTTGTGCCCCAAGGTTTGATAGTTGCTTGACCACTTGGTAGTGCCAGGAATGGAGTTGTAGTACCCGGCAATCCGAAGGCGATACCACCACCGAGTTGGTAAACTTGTAATTCTGCAAATTGCTTATTCATCATTAGTATATTATTGGGAATGTTGAAATGTTTTTATTTTTAGGTTTACAGCATTGGCATTTTCCTTCGGGTTCAAAATCGAAAGGAACA